TGTAAGAAGTATGTCTATATCAGCAAGTGGTGTATTTACAGATTCATCAACAGAAAACATATTAAGAGGTTTTGCTTTTGATGGAGCAATACAAAACTACGATCTAGTATTTTCTGATGGTTCAAAAATTTCAGGTGCTTTTTTAATTACAAGTTATGAAAGAGCAGGTGAATTTAATGGTGAAGAAACATATTCTGTTACTTTAGAATCATCTAATACAATAACTTACACGAATGCGTAATTATGACAATAAAGTGGACTAATGGTTGGGAAGTGATTAACTTTACAATAAATGACAATCAGTATCATGGTTTTATAAAAGTAACCAAAAAAGGTGAAATAACTATTGAAGCCAAAAGCGATATTGATTGTCGTCCACTTGATAAAGTTGTAGTCAATTCATATCAAAATCTCATAGTGCAAAAAATTACTATCACATCAAGTAGAGCAGAAATTACTTGTATTACAGATACAGGTGAACTTAAAAAAGCAATACAAACAAAAAGAAAGTTAAAAAAAGCACTAGGAGAAGATGATGACAACACACAATAAATACGCAGGAGAAATAAAAGCATCTCTTGGAGGACAAGAAAGAGTTTTCAAACTTACCTTTGAAAGACTTGTACATCTTGAGGACGCAACAGGTAAATCTGTTATGGAACTATCAAGAGCAATAACATCACAAACTTTTAAAACAATGGATATTGTTGAGATTGTTTATCAAGGATTGTTAGGTGCAGGAGGTAAATTTGAAAAAAATGCAATTGGTAAAATGGTTTTAGATGATGGACTTGTTGCTTCAGCAGGGATAGCATCTAATATTTTAGCAAGTTTATTTTTAACAAAAGATGAACTCAGCCCTTTAGTAGAGGGGGAGAATCAATCAAAGACGACAGATACCCAATCCAAAAATACCTAGAAGTAGCAACAGGTATTTTAGGATTCTCTCCTAAAACATTTTGGGGTATGACACAAACAGAATTTACATCTGCTTGTGAGGGTTATTTATCAAAACATGGAAAAGGAGGAACAGTACAACCAGTAACTTCAGATGAAATGAGAGAGTTAATGGAAAGGTTTCCTGATTAATTATGGCAACACAAACAGCAACAGTAGAAGTAAAACTAACAGCTAATCAACAAAACCTTAAAAGAGGTTTAGATGGTGCACAAAAAAGTTTAAAAAATACTGCAAAAGCAGGTGCAAAAGCACAAAAAGATTTACAAAAAGGTGGTAAAGGTATTCAAGAATCTTTTAGACGAGCATCACAATCTATTGCAGCAATACAAGGTCCACTTGGTCCAGTAGCTGGTCGTATAACTTCTTTAGGAACAATTATTGGTAATGTTGGTTTAAAAGTTGCAGCACTAACAGTTGGTTTTGCAGCACTTACTTTTGCTATAAGGGGAATGGTTGGTACTATAAGTAGAGCAGAACAACAATTTTTAAAATTAGAAGGTATTTTAAAAGCTACAGGAAGTGCTGCAGGATTAACTCTTGAAGAAATAGAAGATTTATCAAGAGAGATTGGAATTGGTACTTTAGCATCTACACAAAAAGTGAGAGATGCTGCAGGTATTCTTTTAACATTTAAATCTATAAGTGGTGAAACTTTTAAAGAAGCATTAAGACTTACTCAAGATTTAGCTGAAGTTGGTTTTGGTGATGTAAAACAAGGTGCTATACAATTAGGAAAAGCTCTAGAAGAACCTATCGTTGGATTAGGTGCTTTACGTAGAGTTGGTGTTTCTTTTACAGATTCACAAAAAGAAGTAATTAAAGTTCTATCAATGACTGGTAGAAAAGCTGAAGCACAAGAAATTATTTTAAAAGCATTGAATGACCAAGTTGGTACAGCAGGTACAAAAGCTGCAACAGGTTTAGCAGGTGCAATTGATTCAGTTGTAGAAAAATTTACAATATTTATTGAAGAATCAAAAACAGGTAGAATTATTGTAGATGGTTTAACAGCATCTATGAATGCTTTGGCAAACTTTTTTGGCGATTTTGAAAAATCTGTAGACAGATTAAATACACAAAAAAAATTACAAGAATTTATAGATGATACTAAAAAGAAAATAGAAGAATTAGAAAAAAGTAATACTTTTGTTCCTGGTCTTGATGAAGTAGATCATGTTGCTGAAGAAATAAATAGATTATATGGAGAGATTGCTAAAGCTGAAGAAAAATTAGCAAAAATGAAAAAAGATACTGCAGAAAAAGAAAAGATTGCTGCAGAAGGTCTTGCAAAAAAAAGAGAAGAAGAAAAAAAACAATTAACAGATATTGAAAAAGTAGCAGAAGAAAGTCTTAATAAACAAATAAGATCACAAGAAAGATTAAGAGAAAATGTTGCTAAAACAACAAAAGAATTAAGAATACTTACTGAAGCTAGAAAGTTAGAGGACGCATTAAGAGCAAAACTTGGTGACAGTCCAATGGCTCAAAAAGAAATTAATAGATTAGTACAAGAAAATATGACTAATTTAGAAAGTCAAATTGAACTAACAATGAAATTTGAAAAAGTACAATTAGCAGTAAAATCTACAGTACAAATACTACAAACAGAATTTGATAACCTTTCAAAAAATCTTGCAAAAGCATTTGTAACTGGACAAACAGAGGGTTTAAAATTTAAAAATATTTTACAATCACTTGGACAACAATTGGTAAAAACAATATTAGATTTAGTTATATTCAATCAACTAAAAGCTGGTGTTGAAGTTATTGGTGGTAAAGTTGGTAATGCTGTACTTAATAGAATTTTTGGTGGTGGTGCAGGATCAGGTGCAACAGGAGAAGTTACTTCTGATGCAGGATTTAGATCAACAGGTGGATCAATGTCAGCAGGTATGCCAAAAATAGTTGGAGAGAGGGGTCCTGAATTATTTGTACCAAATCAAGCAGGTAGAGTTATACCTAGTAGTTTAACACCTAATGCTATGGGTGGAGGTGGTTCTATTGTTGTAAATCAAAGTTTAAATTTTGCAACAGGAATACAAAATACAGTTAGGGCAGAAATAATTAGTATGATGCCTCAAATACAAAACCAAACAGTTTCTGCAGTAGCAGAAGCAAGAATGAGAGGAGGAAAGTTCGCTAAAGCTTTCAGTTAATTATGGCAGTATTTACACCATCATATCCATTAACACTTCCA